AGAGCACCCTATGTTTTTCTATAAAAATCACTGTAATTATTTTTTGCATTCTACTTGCCTCATCTCTATCATAGTCTCTTTTGCCCTACGTATTTTATATTCGGTGTACCATACACCGCAAATTAGTACTATTACTAGGTATATAATACCGGTCTTTAAAGTCCATTTGCTAGTCAAAGCAGCGTTAATATATCTAAGGAATTTCATGATTAGTCTCCTTTAATTTTTTCATATTATTTTTCACATTATCATAATCTTTAGCTCTGTCTATCTTTCCCATAGTCGAATCAATTTTCATTAACAAACCCAGTATAAGAAAACCAATAGCTACTATGACTAAAACATGCTCTTTTTTGAGTGGATTCCTAAAATTCATAACTCATCATGTATATAGGACGGTTGAATAGAGCATAACTCACAATCTGTTTTATACTCTTTATTCAATTCTCGTATTGAGTCACAGTAAGTTTTTATTTCTTTTTCTATATTTTCATTCTCTCTTATCATATCTAATTCATTTTCCCCTATTGTCTGTAGTTCGCGCATTGTAACAGCCACACCTAAAAGCTTAAGAACAGGATGTAGAAAGGATATCTTACTAAGTAATGCTGCTGACATAGATATAACTCCATCCTTAGCAAAATCTTTTATAAAATTGGTGGCTAAGCTATTTTTCTTGTCTTCAAAGCCCTTTTCTTGCTCCCTTACTGATTCTTCGTGAACAAGTTTATTATGATGCCACATTGCCTTCTGTTCTGCGCTCCCTTTAACATCTTGCACCGCCTTATCCCTCATTACCTCTTCCTGAGCAGTCTTCAATGCTTCATTAATTCGATCATCTTCTGCTTCCTTAGCTATCCTAGCCTTCTCTGAGTGTTGCATCGCTGTATCCATAGCTGCTTTAGCAGTTGCTACTTTTTGTTCACGCTTTTCTAGCATTTTTACTCTATGTTTGTGCTCACTACCACCAGGATACTTTTCAGGTTGATTTTCAAAAGCCTTAATCAATGCTATTCTTTCTGCATCTTTTGAATTGAAATGCGCAGTAGCTGCATTGGTTACTGCTACTGCGTCTTCGGCTCTTTGTGTTAGGCTCATATCATGCCATGACATCGCTTTTCGTAATTCACTTATCCCAGCGAAATTTGCTGTTTGTTTAAGGTTGGTCATATAACCATTATAAGAAAAATCATCTTTTGTACCAGGCGGGATAGAATCAGGCATATGCGCATAGTGCTCACCCCATGTTTGAGCTCCAAGTGTATCAAAATGACCCGTTTTATCAAGTCTATAAGGAGAATCTAAATTAATAAGTAGTTTATTCCATACTTCATAATCTTTTTTTAAAAAATAGCTAGTTCCCTCAATAAACCAATGCTCTGTCATTTTAGTACCAGGAGTTTTTGCCCTATATTCTTCAAAAGTTAGCAAGTTTATTTTGGTATTACTTTTATCTTGATGATAATACATTTTACTAATTATTGCGCCCATACGATGTATACCTGCATCTTTTGCTCGGTTATCTGAATTATGACTGTTGCCGCCTCTATCGCTTCCTCTGTCGCTTCCTGTATCGCTGTAATAATTACTTACACCCCCCCCGCTTCCTGTACCGCTATCATCATCACAACCATTGTCTGACCAATCCCAATTATCATTGCCGTCATTACTTGCGAAATAAAGCTGCCCTGAGTTAAAGAAATCATTACCTACTCGTACTGCCTCCCCTACCTGTAATCCACACCCATTATCATTATCATTATCATCATCATTATCACTAAAAAAACCCATAAAATAACTCCATCAAAAAAATGAGTTCGTACATTATAACGCCAGCATATCAAATACAAATAATGTTTTGTTAAGAAAGTACGTTTTCTTACATTAAGGTTTACGGCTAATGTAAAAATTGCATTTGTTAGGCGAATTCGCTAAGCGATTTACTCTCCCCGTTATGAATTGGGTGGTATAAATGTGTTGCAAATCAATAGTTTATATGCCATGTCATATTAATGATATATGTAGGCCACCTAATGATTGAACCGGAAATTAAAAAAAGAAAAAAGGTATTTTTAAATAAAAAGCAATTATTAGAATTAGAATTCAAGCATTTAAAACTCGGACTCATAAGTCCTAAAAAGGCAGCTGACTATTTAGGAGTGCCGATTAGAATACTTACTTATTTTGCAAAAAATAAACTCATCCCCTTATATGCAATTAAAACTAAGGATAAATATATAAGATATAGGATAAGCCATTTAGAACAATTTAATAAGGTGTATATAATAATTGGAGAACGTGCACATCTCAGGGTGTACTATGATGATAATTATCGCCCTAAAAAGTTATATGAAGATTTTAATAAGGAAGACTATAACAGATTCTATTAACTACTAATTAACTACTTGTCATGGCGGCTTATATTGTTTATGATATCGAAGCGACCAGAAGTATTGTTGATACTAACCCTATAACGTATTAATTTTCTATCCCATTAGAATTTTCTATTCATTTAGACTGGTCGCACCATTTAAATTTTTTAGCGCAATAAAATCCCTCCCATAGAGATATATCGGGGAGAAAATGATTAATATTTGATACTTGTATCAATTCAATATACAATCTAACGTATTGAATTATATGCAATTTATTTGATGTTAGAAAATCAAAAGACAATTCCTGGTCTCGATATAACGGATGAAGATATTATTCGTCAAATGGAAAAGGGAATCAATGAAAGTCTATTAGTACAAGAAGACTGGAGACAATCCGAAGTTACAGAAAACTATAATATGTATGATGGCAGTCAATGGACTGTTGCCGATACGAACCGCCAATTAGCCAATGGAATGCCTACATTAGTAGTTAATAGGGCAAAGCCTGTACTTGACGCTATTGTCGGTTTTGAAATACAAAATAGGCTAGATAAAAAATACGTTCCTAGGCTCAATACCGAAAAACAGAATAGTTTTACTGATATTGTTGGTAATATGGTTAAGTACATAGACCAGCAAACCGATGCCGACCTACAAACCACTCTAGCCTTTAAAGATATGGCTATTTGTGGCATTGGGTGCACCGATACCTTCTTTGATTATTCTAGACCACCTTATAATGGTGTTTGTCGTAAAAAGCGTTTGTTTCCTGCATTCGTTTTCTGGGATTGTAGCGCTAGGGAAAAGAATATACTCGATGCTAATCATGTAACGGTACTTAAAATAGTCGATAGAGAGGCGTTAAAGGCAGAATATGGCGATGAAGTCTTCGCGGATAACTACTCATTTGCATTAGATGCGCGTATATTGCAGTTTTTCAATTCCGTATTAGCAATTAAACAATTGGGTGTTATTTACGAGCACCAATGGCGTAAAAAAGTATCATTTCATAGGGTGGAAAACCCTTTTGTAGAATTAAGTAAGAACCCCAAGTTAGCCCTTGATCTAGCGAAAGAAAAAGGTATTCAAAGTTGGGATGCTACCCAGGCCTTTATTACTATGTTAGTTGATCAAGCAGATTATTACGGAGAAAAGTTTAATTTTGACCCAAAACGTGATCAGTTATTTAGTATTACAGAATCCGGAGACTTTAGGGGTTTTAGGGAAGCAATGGAATTCTATGGCATTAAAGTTAAGTATACTAAACAAGAGCGTTATAAATACTTTCGTGCAGTCATTACGGGCAATAAACTAATAAGCAAAGCCGAGAACTTTTCTCAAGAGGGTTTTTCGGTAAAGTTTATGACCGGTGAATTTTCAGAAATAACTCAATCATATTATGGCCTAATGAGAGGTTGCAAGATCCCTCAAAGAATACTTAATCAAACCATATCTGATCATATGGGCTTTCTGGCAAGTATTCCTAAGGGAGGTGTGAATATAGAAAAAGATGCAGTAAATGATATCCAAGCTTTCTTAGATACATACAGCAAAGCGAGATTCGTTACTATTTTCGAACCCGGAGCATTACAAAATGGTAAGGTACTACCTAAAATAGCACCACCTATACCGCAGGGTATATTAGAAATGATTCAATATGCCGATGGTCAAATAATGGCGGTTTGTGGTGTTACTCCTGAACTTATGGGTATGATGCAATCCAAAGAGATGAATTCAGGTTTTTATAGGCAGCAAATCCGACAAGGTTTAACTACATTAAGTACTTATTTCGATGCGCGGCGTTCTTATATGAAAGAACAAGGCAAGCTAGATATAGATTGTGTACGCGTATTACTCGAGAATTCCGAGGGCACATTAGTGTCTGATGTAATAGGGGAATATAATGGTCAAGATGTCTATTTATTAGAGAATAATATAGCTGAAGAATACGACATTATTATTGATGAAATGCCTGTTTCCCCTGATGAAAAGAATGATAACTTCATTAAATTAATCGAACTTCAAGCGCAAATGCCTAATAAGGATATTACTCCTATAATATTAGAGTATCTACCATTTGATAAAGAGATTACCGACAAACTTAAAGAATTAATGAAACCCGCACCCCCCCCAGAACCTGATCCTGTCTCTATCAATTTACTAATTGGCGAAACTGAAATGAAAAAAGCTTCTGCCTATAAAATGACCGTAGAAGCTATGGAGAAGGAGCAAAATATGCGCTTTGCCGAACCTAAAGCAATTGCTGATATTAATTTGACCGAATCAAGGGCAGCAGGTGAAGTTGCTAGAATTCATCAGATGACGGCAGATCAAATCGACAAGCGTATTAATACAATTTTCAATCAACGTTTATAAGAGGACTTATGACCACAACTAACCAAGAAATATTTAAATCTCCAGAAGCCTTTCAGGCTGCATTAGCAGAGGCGCAAAAAGTTCCTTTTCCATCTTCTAGAGAAGGAGGCGATAACAGACCCGCTGATGTTGCAGCTATAGAAAGTGTTCCTATCACTGAAGATGTGCCTCAGTCATCACCAGAGACCCATGCAGAGCAATTTGTTGCTACTGATGAAGTTGCTGCACCTCAAGAAGAGCCTATTGCTGAAACACAGGAAAAAAGCCATTTAATCCCTAAATCAAGATTCAATGAAGAGTCAGCAAAGCGAAAGGTTGCTGAAGAACAGTTACAAATAGAAAGAGAAAATAGAATAAGGGTAGAAAGCCAATGGGAAATGCTCAATAAAATGCAAGAGCAGCAAAATGCTAAAGCTGTTTCTGCTGAGCCTGAATTTGAACCATTAGATGTAGATACATATAACTATGCTAATAAAAAAATCCAAGAGCTTGAAAGAAAATTAGAAACCGTGTCTAAAGAAAGTAGTGAGCGTGCAAGGGAATCCCTGTACATGAGTCTTGCTCTTGAGCAAGAGCAAGACTTTACCAAAGAACACCCTGATTTGCGTAGCGCTATAGAACATGTCAGAAGCGTTGAGATGAATGTTACTGAAAGTTTTATTCCTGACCCGATCCAAGCTAAGAATTATGTAGATCAAAAACTACGAGGAATAATAGTAGGTTGTATTTCTAACCGCAAAAATGCTGCTGAAACTCTTTACAATATGGCTAAAACCTATGGCTATCAAAACAACTCTACGGCCAATGATTCCGGCAAGCCATCCGTAAATATCGATAATATTAATAGGAACAAAGAACGTACTGCTACTATTCAAAATCTTAATACTAACGGTAGCCTTGGCTCGCCTCCAACCGACTTTAAAGCATCGCTTGATGAAAAAGGAAGATTCGTTCAAGAAAAGTGGGATTCGTTGATGGCGAAGAATAAAAGAGCGGCTGGATATTCTAGTTGATGTTAATATTTACTTATAATGATCTCTAGCGGATAGGATAATTATTTTATCTTCGTATATTTCATAAACTAGCCTATGTTCTTGGTCTATGCGTCTTGACCAAGTCTCAATCTCATGGTGTTTAAGATGTTCAGGTTTTCCGATGCCTTCTCGAGGATTAAGTTTAATACTGCGTACCAATTCGCGAATCTTTTTCGCTTTTTTGGGATCTACTTTTTCCCAATGGTTTATTTCCTTCTTTGCTAACTTCAGAAAAAAAAGCATCTATATCCTCTACTAATATTAAATTTTCATTTTTCTTCGCCATTTCAGAGCGTTCTATAATCATTAAAGCATTGGGCATATCTAACCAATCATTAGCTTCTGACATTTTATATGCTTGCAGTACTTTCATAGCGTATTTAATTTGCATAGGGATTGAGCGGCATGCAGTGCTAGCTTCTTCTTTAATCTTTTCATATAGATCATCCGGTAGACTTAATGAATGTGCCATGTGTTACCTCTAATAATAAGTGGTATTATACCATCTTATACCAGGATAGCAACCGATTTATAAACAAAAAAATCATCCCTATTGTACTCACGACCATTCTAGTTGACATTATAAATCAATAGGTTAGGGTGGTATTTACTATTCTAGTTATACTAGGGCAACGTATGCCGACAGAGATAAGCAACTCTATAAAAGGTTGGAGCTAAGGAAATCTCCGTAAACGACCTCGTAACGTAAATAACAAGAAATTTAATCAGATTTTTTATTAATTGCTTACGAGGTTTTCAATGACAACGTCATTCCCTAGTAGCTCGAACTCCACGGTAAAACTGTGGGCGGAAAGAGCGTTATACGACTTTCAAACAGATACACAATTACTCGGCCAGATGATGAAGTCTGGTGTACTTAAAAGAGAAGATCAAACTTCAAGAACTGCTGGCGATAGAGTAAGGATTTCTTACTTGCAAAAACTGACCAATCCTGGATTGATCGGTATGCAAAGCGCTACAGGTGAAGAGCAATCTCTTATATACTTTACTGAAGATGTTTTAATTGATCAGCTAAGGAATCCGGTTGGAATACCTGCGCCTTATACTATCGATCAACAAAGAGTGCTTTATGATTTGCCAGAAGATTCCTTTAGGGTACTTTCTGAGTGGATGCAAATCCATGGTCTAGCAGGTGCATTTAACCAATTAGCGGGTAACACCTCTTCTAGTATCGTTTTTCAAGGAACTACATATACAGGTGGGTTGCTCGGAAGTATAACCGGTTTAAATCTTCCTACCGCTCCTTCGGTTACTACTGGAGATACCCGTATAATTAGACAAAACGGCAATACGACAGATGATGAAGTAGGTGCTGACCCAACTTGTACAGCAAAACTTACTGACATTCTTAATATGGAGACTATAGCTGCAACTTCATTGCACTATATACGCCCATTATCTGAAATGAGTGAAATAAAATATCACTATTACGTTCACACACAATCTTATCAAGACTTAATGACCGATGCTTCAAGCTCACTACAATATCGTGACATTCAACAAGCATTGATTACTTCAGGTCGTGGCGAAGGTGAGATGCAACGTAGTTTTGTGTTTAGTCAGACTCGAGTCTTCAATTCCGATAAAATACCTCAGGGAGTAGGTTCTAGCAGTGGTTTATCAATTGCTAATACTCGTAGGAATATATTCACAGGTCGTGAAGCTGGCGGTATCGCATTCGGTAAAGGTTATACCGATGGGCGCGAAACAGTAGCTGGATTCAGGATTAACAGTGATTTCTGGGATATCGGTAATGTACAACGTATCGCGATTTCTGGAATATTCGGAATCAAGAAAGTTACGTTTAATGGAGTCGATCACGGTGTGATTGTCTCTACAAATTATAGTGCAATATAGGAGGTTAATATGGCTACGGCTTTTACGTTTGGTTCACTAGTTCCCGAAGGCTCACAAGCTCCGAGATTTGAAAATGGAATGCTATATACTACGGAATTTCAGTTAACATTAGCACAGACAGTTGTAACGGGAGATACCTATACTACTCCTTCCGGTGCGCTTCCTTCTAGTGGTATTAGAATCTATAATATAGAGCTTATTACCCCACCACTTGATACTAATGTTACCCCTACGGGTACATTAGCTGTTGGTGATTCTGGATCGGCTACTAGGTTTATTAGTGGTGCTCCAATGGGCATTACTGGGATTACTAGCACTACTTATCAAGTCTACAATACCATTAATGTTGCTCAGGGCTTTACTAGCAATGTTGTTACGTCAGGTAACTACTATTGTTATGGAGCAGGTACTACGCCTCAGTTGATTGTTACGGTTGGTGGAACTATCGCGACCGCAGCAGCTGCTGGGTTGGTAAGACTAAGAGTAACTTTCTACTGTACGGCTGAAAATGCAGGGTCGTAGATGGCAACAACTCTTGGTAGTTTGGCAATACAAATCTTAAATGATACGAATAGGGATGCTGGGGCTTTTTTAAACCCTGGCAATCCCCAAACGTATCAAGATGCCGTCCAAAACGCCATTGTGACCGCCATTAAATACCTAGAATATGATTACTATTGGTTATTTAAAAAACTCAATACTATTACCATTCTTCAAAATTCGAATGTTACGGCACTTCCTGTTGATTTTGGAATGCTAATTAATGCCGGCTACTCTTTAAATGGTGGGTTATATAATCAGAGGCAAGGTTTCTTACCTATGCCTTATGATGAATTAACCAGTCTTTTTTGGAATACTTCAAGCACAGGATATCCGACTAAGTATTCTATTCTCGCTAACAATTTTTATGTCTTTCCTTATTGCTCTGCCAATACGGTATTTAACCTTACCTACTACTATAAGGACGTTACTTATCCGGTAAATCCTGAAGATACCTCTATATGGTTTAATGATTTGACCGTTGATTTAGTACGCATGATTGCCATGCAACGCTTTTATAAAGACACGCTACAAACCCCCGAAATCGCCGATACCTATGACAAAGATATAGCAATGTTTCAGGCTGGCTTAATGCGACAAAACAATAACCGACAAGTTTCAAATGTAATGAGTATATGATATGGCCAATACCCCTAATTATAACTTAGCTCTACCTATTATAGGCGGTAATAGAGATGTATGGGGACAGTTAATTAATGGCAACACAAGCTCTATAGATGTTTTACTTGAGGGTATTCAAACAGCGTTTATTGGCAATAATGCTCCCATTCAACCTTCTCCCTTACCTGCTGGGACATTCTGGATTAATACCTCGGCTAGCCCTTGGAGTTATAGCGTTTGGGATGGTAGTGATTGGGTATTGATAGGCAATATCGATCCTACTTTACATAAATTTATACCGATAAATCCCTTTACGGGTTTTCAAATCAACGTACAGATAATTACTAATTCTGGTACTTATACCCCTACCCTGGATATGATCCAATGTTTTACAGAATTAACAGGCGGTGGTGGCGGTGCTGGGAGTGGAAGCGGGACATCTTATGGGGGCGGGGGTGGTGGCGCTGGTTATGGTAAATCCATATTCACTGCTGCTGAAATTGGTGCGTCGCAAGCTGTTGTTATAGGCGTAGCGGGTTTAGGTTCGGTTGGTGCTGGAGTCGGAGGGAATGGCGGGGTTTCTACTTTCGGTTCTTTTATTACTGCACCTGGTGGCAATGGTGGGGGAGGCTCTGGTTTTAATGTACCAGGTGGTAATGCTGGCATAGCAACTGGAGCTAATATTATTAATTCGGGTGGTAGCCAAGGGGGCGGTGGTTTAAATGGTGTCCAAGGTTCAGGTGGTTCAAGTTTACTTGGTATAGGGGGGCAAGTCGCTAATGGTAGTAGTCCTGGTAATAATGGGACGGGTTACGGTTCAGGTGGCGGGGCATGTAATATGAGCCAAACCGCCGGTAATGGCGCAGCGGGTGTTTGTATAATTACCGAATACATTATGGGGTAATATGCTAACTGCAAAAAGAATCCCCATAGATATACCACCCGGTGTTAATAAAGATGATAACGCCTATACTTCTTTTCTGTGGTCTGACGCTGATAAAATAAGATTCTATAGATACTTCCCTCAAAAAATAGGTGGCTGGGTCTCAATTGACTTTGATAATTCCGCAACTATAAGTGGCTGTCCTAGGTCGGCTTTTTCTTATATTGATAATAGTGGATTTGAACACCTTTTAATAGGGACTAATTACGGACTTTATAGTTATGAAGGTGGAGATTTATATAATATCACCCCTTTAGTTGCTGATACTACGGCAATTCCTAATAGTCTGGCTACAAATTTCAAAACACTGTCTACCGCTAATCCTATAACTACTGTGATTAATAGTAATGTCGTAACTATAACTATTGCTGGCTATTCTTCCGGTACTTTTGTAGCCGGAGACATTATTGAATTAAGTGGAATAACCGGAAATCCAGGCGGTATACCTAATGCGGATTTAAACGGAGACTTAATTATTAATACGGTTTCAGCAACCTCTATTACTGCAAATGCGCTTAATAATGCTGTTGCTACTGGTAGCGCGTCGGGGGGGGGTAGTTCGGTAGTTTTGTCAACCAGAGTAATAACCGTAACTCAAACGGCACATGGATTTAGTAATGGCGATAGAGTAAAGATAGCTTCCGCTGCACAGGTAGATAATTTTACTACTGCCGATCTTAATATAGAAACTATGATTAGAAATAAAACCACCAATACTTATGATTATTATTTAATTAATACGACTAATTGGGCTGGCGCTCTTGTAACCGGTGGTGGGGGTTCTGATGCTACCGTACAGGGTCAAATAGCCGCGGGTACTTGTGCGATGGTTTCTCCTGATGGATTCGGAGGCGGTGATTTCGGCGAAGGTATTTATGGGCAGGGATACCCTTTTGGTGGTGGCGTTATCTATCCGCAAATTTGGTTCTTTGCATTATTTAACGACACCATAATTATGACTCCTGGTAATCAAGGGGCTATTTATATATGGAATGGGGACGTAACCGTAGCTCCTACTTTGTTATCTGCACGATCAGGTGCGGCTAATGTTCCAAGTGCGGTTAATTACTTATTCGTTGCACAAAATCAAATTGTTGCTCTAGGAGTGGGTGGCGTTCCTAATAGTATCGCCACTTCCGATACTAACAATGCTATAGCCTGGAATGTTGGGGTAACTACCAACGCTTTTGCTGGGGAAGTAGTTGATGCCGAGCCTTTTATAGCGCATGGATATGTTAAAAATCAATATCTCTTATTTACCCAGAATTCTGTTTCTCTGATGTATTATGTCGGTAAACCTGATTTATGGATAATAACATCATTACTACCATCCGATGGTGCTTTATCTCCCAAATCTATAGTATCCTTCAATGACTGCGTGGCGTGGAGGGGTCAAAAGGATTTTTATATTTATAATGGCTCTATCGTTTCGACTATTCCTAATAACAGTTTGAAGCAGTGGTTTATTTCTAATACAAGTACTGCTACCTATTATCATTCTTTTATACATCAAAGTGCCGTGTTCAATGAATTATGGTTTTATACACCCTTTGGTAACAATATAGAATGCAGCAATTATTTAATTTGGAATTGGGAAGAAGGGCATTGGACTAATGGCACTCAAACCCGTACCGCCTCTGAAACGCCGCCCAATCTAAACCGCGACCAATATATGCTAACAGGAAGCTGCGACGGTAGTATTGCACCAACTTTGTATCAGGTAGAAATCTTTGATGTGTATGGCGATGACGGTGAAAATATGACCGGAAGTCTTAGTAGTAATTCAGCCCTTATTGCTGAAGGTGATTACATGCAGCAGATATTTAGAATCATTCCAAGCAATGTTTTGTTACCTTATGGAAAAGTACCAGAAAATAATCTTTTATATTCTTTTACAGTTTTAACTAAAGAATATGACGGCCAACCATCCTTTCGTTCTTTCGGTGCATATAATGTTTATGATACTACCGGAAAAATCGAAACCCGGATTAACGGCAGACAACGCCAATATGTATTAAATTTCTCCAATCAATTTGGCTTTCGTATTGAAAGGTTCTTTGAAGAAGTTAAGCAAACTACAGTGAGATAATATGATTAATAATGCTTCAATTAATAGATCAAATCCCTTGATAAATTCAGAAAGTGAATTAATCAGACGCGTTGCTTTACTTGAAAATCAACTCAGATCAATAACGCAAACTTTAAATGCTTTCTATCTCAAAGGGCGGCTTAGAACTGATCGAACCGCTCCCGCGAATAGCACAGATATAAATAAAAACGTTGACCTACTCTATGACCGAGTAATTACGCCGACTTACGAATATATTTTGCTTAATAATTCAGGTACGTTAGAATGGGTAAGGATAAGTGCATCAACATTTTAGAGTAAGTTTTAATAAAAGGTAAAGATATGGATCCAGCTACAGTTTTAGCGCTAGGAAGTTTAGCAGGTTCGCTATTCGGGGGCAATGATGAAGAAGCAGCTCCTGATATGAGTTCTACTCAAAGAGGGTATAATGCATTACCCCAGCAAGGCAAGGGAGCATGGGATAATTTCTTTAACATGCTTAATGATCTAGCTTCACGTAGTGGTAATTTTCCAGAGCTAAATCAAACACAGCAAAATGCCATTGGTCAATATGCTAATCCCAACTATTCAATGGAAGGACTAGCACCATATGCAAATCCATTTCAGCAAATGATACAAAAGCATGCCGAAGATGCAATTAATCGTGGTTATGAAACCGATAGATCGTGGTTAATGGATAGATCGTCTCAATTAGGCTCTCAAGTAAAGCCTAACACTAACTCAGCACTTAATACTCAATTAGGGCAATTAATGGAGTCTAAAAATAGAAATCTTGGAAATAGTGCGGCTAATCTCGGATATCAGGGTTATAAAGAAGCGCTCGGACTCAGGTCGGATACGTTGGCACAAATGCTACAAGCTGGCAATCTTCAGCAGGAAGCCCCTTATAGAAAAGCTGGTTTATATGGTAATTTAGCTAGCCTAATACCTCAAAGCGAGACAACCTCTCATACCGGAGCGGTAGAAGCGCGACCTGGTATATTTAAAACAATCGGTAATGCTGTAGGTGGCCTGGGTGGCATAGGGGGAATACCTGAGACCCAGATGAAGGATGCTCAAGGCAATATTTTACCTAATGCAGGCAAATTTGCTAATAATACTCTGGGTAATTATTTGAATAATTTTAATACTAATTTTAATGGTCTAATCGGTGGGTAGTTATGTTAAGTCAATTATTGGGTAGTTATTTGAGAGAGCCTAGACAGCAGGGGCAACAACAGCAGCTTCAGCAACAGCAGCAACCCCAGCAACCCCAGCAACAGCAGCAACAGCAGCAACCCCAGCAACCCCAGCAACAGCAGCAACAGCAGCAACCCCAGCAACAGCAGCAGCAAATGCCTACTCCGGACAATACTCTTGGATTGGCTATGCTGATTGCAGCGGGCAGCGGTAAATCCCTAGGAGATACATTACCTATTGCAGCAGAGATAACTTATAAGCAACAGATGGCACAGGCAGAAGATGCTAAACGCCAGCAAGCTTTGTATGCGCAAATGCAGCCTGAAGAAAACGTTATCAGTAATCATGTCACGGGTGAATATGTCAAGCAGCGCAAGCAAAATGGGTTAGTGACGGGACTTTCAAATATAGTGCCCGATGCACAGGGTGGCCAAGGAATGGGCGGAATGGCCAATCTTATACAACAGCAACGTGAAAATCCTATACCTGATAGCATAGCCCCTATGCCGGAAACACAAAATCCCAATAATCCTTATATTACTCCGCGTGATAAGATGGACATCAGGCGTGAAACTGCCGAAGAAGAAAAGGAAGTCCGGAAAGAAAAAAGAAAGATGAATGATGAGTTTTTAACTAAAGCGGGTGATGTAAGTATAGCTAGCTCTAAATTGCTTCCGCAGTTTCAACAGGCAAAATTATTAATACCTAAATTTTCTTCTGGGACTTTTAATGCGCTATCCTATCAACAGCAGAGAGCTTTTAAAACAAAAAGGGCCGCAGCTTATGAGCGTTTTGTTGCCATTACCAGTCGATTGGCATTAGATATTGCCATAGAGCAAAAAGGCTCACAAAGTGATAACGATATGAAGATTATATTGGCTACCAAACCTAACGTAGACAATACAGAAGAGGGCAATCGTCAAATAATAGAGAATCTGGAGCTTTCCGCTCAGCGAGATATAGAATTCTCAGATGCCGCTAACGAATGGATTAAACGAGGGGGAAATGCTAATGAATTTAAAGTCGCCTGGGCAAAATATGTGAATCAGAATCCACTATTTGCTCAAGATAACAACAATAATATAACAGTTAATAGAGACAGTCTGACTAACTGGAAAGAAGCAATTTTTGGTGAAAAGCCACAAAAAGGTGATGCTGCCGAAGTTTCTAGCAAAAGAGACCCAAGCGAAGGGTATTTATTAAAGCGAATAAGAAAGATAGATCCGAATTACAAGAGGTGATATGGCGGAAGATAAAAAGAAAGAATCTAAAGAATCCTTGTCGGGTATTCCTTATTTAAAAAAAGAAGCTAATAGATTGGCTCAAATCCCTGGTGAAATAGCAAGTGCGATTCCTGGTGTAATAGAAAGTATGGCGGAAAATCCTAAACAAACCCTAACGGGGATTCCGGTCGGCTTGGCTTCGCTTTTGGATCTACCGGCCGTAGGATATAATGCAGCCACCTATCCATTTAAAAAGTATGCCGCTTATAAATATGGCGAAGAAAATGTTGGGCATCCAAAAGATGAAGATAGTATTTTTCCTTTTTCTTTGCCTTACTTTTCTCATGAAGTGGCCACCGATATAGCCGATTCTATTACGGGAAGCCCTAAAAATGAGAGTGAGCGAAAAGCGCGCTTAGGAGGGGAATTAGCTAGTGTGCTCTTTCAGCCAGGAACAGCATTTACAAAAGGTATCCCCGAAATAGAGAGATTACTAAAAAAAGGCATAGAAGAGTTTCCTACTCCCGATAGGCATGCCACTAAAAAATATACACCGTTTGATTTGGGTAAGGCCGAAGAAACCAAAAACGCCGCTCAACAACTAGGTTTTCATCTGACTCCTGCCGAAGCTTCCGGAGAGCCGTTTTTAGCAGCGAAACAAGGAGCACAGGGATATACTAAAGAAGGTGCGAAAGATTTGTACGAATTCCAACAAGGACGTGGCAAAAAGCTAGATCGATTGATAGAGGATAATCTTGAGAATATATCTACCGGCTCTACAATTAAAGTAAGTCCTGATGCCGATTTACAAGTTGCAGCAAAAAACATCATTGGGAAAAAAGAAAAGGCATTACAAAAAGAAGCAGCCCCTTATTATGAGCAAGCAGCTAAAAAATTGGTAGGCAAGAGAGTTCCTGATAAGGAGGTGAAGGTAGTTAGCAGTATTTTAGATGCATACGGAGAGCCAATTGTTACTACTAAATTAGAACCCACAAAAGAAATAAAATGGCCTAAAGCTATAGCTGAAGACCCCGCTATTATTAGATCAATAAACAAAGTGTGGAATGACCCCCAATATTATGTTGATTTAGAGGGGTTTAAAAAAAACTCTATACGAGTCTTAGATTTAGCAAAAAGAGATATAGATTCAAGAATAGCAAAGAACAAGTCTATTACCGCACCTAATAAAGATGCCGTCAGGGTGTTAACGGCATCTAAAAAGCGACTTACCAGCATTATGGATCAATTGAGTCCCATATACAAAAAAGCGCGATCAATATACGAAGAAGGAAGCCCTGCAATTGAAGCGTTAAAAAACGGCACAATAGGCAAAATAGCTACTAGAAAAGATATTACTATAAAGAATATAGGAAAAGATATATTCGATCACGCGCAAACCAATCCTAAAATCTTTAAAGAGATACGAGATCAAATATATAAAGAGAGTCCTGAAGCATGGAAAAATATAGTACGTCAGGAAATGGAAAGGAAAATAGGCACAACCGAATCTGGTGCTTCTAATTTCTATAAGAAGATTTTAAAAGACAATAAGACATATAGGCAATTTCATGAGGCGCTTTCTCATAATAAGGGCGCGCAAAAAAACCTAGCTTTAATGAAAAAGACTTTTGGTAACTTGATAGAGTCGGTCAGCGTTAAATCCGCAGCAGAAAAAGGAGTTAATCTATCGACCAATAAAACAGTGCAGGTGTTGAATGCAATAGCAGAAAAGGTGGGAGTGAAATTCGATAAAGCCGCTATAGATTTAATTCTTGATCCAAGGTGGAACGAAAGAATGAGAAAAGTAGAAAAAATAACCGACCTTGATGACAGAGTCACTCAATTTACTCGATTAATGGCTGAAGCCGCCGTTGGAGCTACAAAAGCCTCTGTTAAGGCTGTTAAAAAAGGTTCTCCCGTTGCCTCGATAGAAGGCGCTATCGCTCAAGATAGGAACATCAATCAATCCGATAACATAGAAGAACCCTCAGAATATCCCGAATACGATAATCTTTCTCTTGAAGAGCTTAAAAGTCTGGATACCCGATTATATGGCAAGCCCAAAACAGATGAAGATAAAGAATTTGAGGCCGAAGACAAAGAGTTTGGCTATTTAACCGATGATGAAGTCGTAAGACTTCATTCCAAGCTTTATGGAAATAATAATAACGACTTAACCTATTGATATTTATCTTTTATTTTGTTTTTTTTCATGTAGACTTACCCTATCAAATTAACCAAGTAGGTTTATAATGCGCGCAGGTATTAATAGGGCAGAAGGTACAGTAGTAACGAGTGCTATTTCAAGTGATACAATTCTACTTCAAAGACTAAATACTAGCGACAATATCGTTGAGCCTAGGCAAATCACCGTTACCAATCTATTAGCGGGTGGTACGGCTGAGCCTAATTTAGTTTTAGGTTCTTCAGGTATACCGGGAAGTTTAACTATATTTCCTGCAACGGCTTCCAAAGGGACTTTAAAATTAGTCGCCACAAATAGTACCGGTAATACACTCACTGAAATAACCAACGCTGCAATGGGGCAGGCTACAACCATAACCATTCCTGATCCTGGCGCAGCCACAGCTAAATTCTTATTGGATCACGGCACTAATACATTGGCGGCAGGTGCTAGTATTGTTGCTAATAAAGTTAATGGTACAGAATCTTCTAATGCAGTTACAGCAAGTGGTATGTCGGGAGTTATTACAACCAGTTCTTTAAGTACCGCTGGAGCAGGAAGCTATGCGATTACATGGACAAATACTTTTATTGGTAGCACCAATACGGTTCTTCTATCGATACAAGGCGGTAGCAATACCACGGAAAATATTACTCTAAAAGTAGCTCCAAGCTCAGGTACAGCAACACTAACCATATACAACAATACGGCTGCTACAGCTTTAAACGGCACAATACTCATTGGTTACTTGGTAATATAATTAAAGGTTAAGGATGGCCAGTAATAGCACAATAATATTCTTCACGAATCAAACTCAAAATATATCCAGTATTCCCTATAGTTTTTCTAGTGCTACTGGTTCTTTTAAGGTTTGGGGCACTTGGGATGGTGCGAACATAACGCTTTTTACAGGGGTTGTAGGCGATTCTAGTACTTTCATTCCGGTGACTATAACTGGTAACGGGACTCCTTTATTTCTCACGGCCGATGGGGGGGTAGGGATTGAAAATATTGTTAATAATGAAGAAATAGTTGCAGTTCTATCTGATGTTGGTGGTAGCACAAGTTTAAATTGTACTATGCAGGCGACACAAAATGGCTAACACCAGTTTGCCAGGAATGTTTTTAGGGGCTACCGCCAGTACAAATGGCTCGATAGGTTTAGTACCTCAGCCGATAGCAGGTCAGGAAAATTTTGTTTTATCAGGAGATGGCTCATGGTCTCCTGGGGCTTCAGTAACTACTGTTTGGTCGGTGGTAACTTCTAGTACTGCGTTAGCAGGTGGTAATGGTTATTTTGCCAATAGCGCCTCTACTTTGACATTCACTCTTCCTGCAACTTCTGCGGTAGGGGATACGTATCAAATAGCTGAGATGAATTCAGGCGCTTTTACCATTGCTCAACGGGCATCTCAAGCAATCATTTTTAATGGTAGTACGACCACCACAGGTATTGGCGGTTCTATTACATTAACTTCTACAGGTGGCACAATTTCTGTTGTTTGCAATGTAGCTAATACAAGATTTCAAGTCTTAACATCGCTTGGAGAATTTACGGTAACTTAATTAAGGTATAATAATGGCTATTCAAAATGCGATTAATGCTAATGCAAGTACTCCTATATCGCCTACTATTGGTGGCACGGGTGTTTCTAATCCTACGGCTCATGGCATTTTAATAGGGGAAGGTTCTAGCGCTGCAACTTCATTAGTTTTAAGTGCGGGTCAAATTCCTATAGGTACTACTTCAAGTGATCCAGCGGGCGCTACATTAACGGCGGGGACTGGGATTTCTATTAGTAGTGCGACCGGCGCTATTACCATCACTAATACCGCTGGTGGCGTTCTTACATGGTCTGACGTAACCGGCACTACTCAAGCAATGGCAATCAATAATGGTTATATAGCCGATAATGCAGGTTTAGTTACTTTAACTCTTCCTGCGACTGCTGCGATAGGAAGCGTTATTTCTGTGCAAGGTAAGGGAGCGGGCGGTTGGGCAATAGCTCAAAATGCCTCTCAGGCTATTCACTTCGGAAATATAGTAACCACAACAGGAACTGGGGGAAGTTTAGCCAGTAGTAATCAGTGGGATTCTATCACAGTAATTTGTGTAACTGCTAATAATATCTGGGCTGTTTTAGGGGGTGCTCAAGGTAATATTACATATGTATAGGTAATACAAAATGACTACAAATAATGCGATTAATGCTCATGGCACTCTACTTTTAGCGGCCAATAATTTAAGTGACCTTGTAAGTGCGGCAACCTCAAGATTGAATCTAGGGGTCAATTTGTGTTTCTATCAAATTACCCAACAAACTCTTGCTTCGACTGCCACATATACCCCTACTCCAGGAATGGTGTACTGTATAAGTGAAGTTCTAGGTTCTGGTGGTGGTGGTGGTGGTGCTGTTAGTGGTTCGACGGGTAGTTATGGTGGCGGTGGTGGCGCAGGTGGATATGGGGTTGATATTTTTACTGCGGCAACTGTAGGTGCATCGCAATCTGTTATTATCGGAGCAGCGGGTACGGGCGGGACAGGATATGCCCCAGGAACTTCTGGTGGCACGTGTAGTTTTGGTACTTTGATTTCTTGTACGGGGGGCGCTGGTGGTGGTTATACTACTAACTCTTCTGTGAATCTAGCGATTGGTGGTCTAGGAGGGGCTGGCACAACTACAGCCGGAATTAATGGGGTTGGTCAAAGTGGGGGGGTAGGGATTAATTTAGGAATTGGAGTAGGATGCGGGGGTGCAGGAGGCAGCACGATTTATGGTGCTGGTGGCATTGCATTAGTTAGTCAAGGTAATAATGGCGCATCAGGAACTGGTTACGGAGGCGGTGGGGGTGGTGCGTGTGTGTGGAATCAAGGTGATTCTAATACTGGTGGCGCAGGAGCGAAAGGCGTAGTGAGAGTTACCGAATTTATACAAAGATCATAATATAATAAATTGTTTACCTGCAAAACAAGCTATGCTAGTATAAAGAATACAACTAATTCAATAGGTTAGCGTCATGTCATATGATACTTCTAAAAACTTTTCAGGCAATAAAAAGGCTGCTATTAAAGATCAATTTAATTTTTCGCCAGCACAGGACTGCGACTATAATTATAGAAAGGATAATAATATCATAAAGATTAATCATCTTAATGGCGTAATGACCGAACCTAAAAATATGTATACTCCTGGTGAGACTCGCAAAATGAGTAAAATGGCTAGATACGAGCAAGATTAATGAGCACTATAACTGAAACGCTACAGAAATTTGTAGATAGGATAGAAGCAAAAGAACAAGATAGAGCCGTTACAACTAGTGATCTTAAATGCATCTATGAAGAAGCTAAGGTTAATGATTTAAATATACCTGCTCTTAAACAAGTTATAAAAGAAAGAAAATTAAGTTCTGCTGAGCGAGCACAAAAAGAATCTATTCTTGATAAATACAGATCAGCATTGGGAATGTTAAAATAACAAATGCGTTGGGTATAATCCAATTTATAGGGTGATATGTCTTTAAATTCATTAAAAAACTTTCTAACTAAAGCGGTTTTTTCTATTCCTGTTAGCGTTCCATTTTCCGGAATAGTTGGTTATAATGTATGCGGTGCTAAATGTGCAGCCATTGCCACATCTACTAATATGGCTGACTTGGCATTAAAGTATTTTAATATTATGGATTCATATTACTTAACCTATAGTTCAATAGGGGTTATTTTTGGTCATAAATTAGGTACGCAGTGGGTACATAATTATAAAGCCGCATCAACTGCTCCGGCAGAATGCGAGACATTAAAAGTAGAGTCGTCATTAAGTGTTATTAAAATAGGATATTTAGATAAAGTATTATCCGTTTCTATGGGCGCTACTGGTATGATAGTAGGTAATTTATTACATAAAATTGAAAATACGGTAGTTGATTACTTTAAGGATGAGGAGATAACCCATACTATTGAATTGGTTCAACCCCAGGAAGTATACGAGTTATGATCATATTGTCGGTTCCGACAATATGGTATGACTTAATTCAAAAATCCCAATATTTTAAGCATTAAAAATTAAAATCAAAAAAAAAGGAGATTGCGGGTCAGAACCCCTGTATGCGAATCAAATGTTGCTGTTGTCATAATTTCCCCATCATCTGTAAGAATCCTAATATAATAGTACATGTAGTTATTACTGAGCCACCTAATGCTATAAATATTCTTTTTTCTGATTGTGCCATTTCCATTCTGATTTCGGCCATATCGGTCTTAGTAGCTAAGTTACTTAAATCCATTTCTCTACCGCTTTGTATAGCCCTTACTATAGATTCGGCTTGTTTCTTTGCTATTATTAAAGATTCAATCAAAGCATGTGTATCAAATGTTAGCGTTGTCATAATTTCCCCTATTTTTCCCTTTTTTCAGATTTCAAAAATTCCATGTGCTTTGTAATTAAGAGCTTCATATTGTCATCCATTTTCTTATTAGAGCGCCAAAACATTAATTCCATTCCTAGGAATATCCCTATAAAACACGCAAACATTTGTAATATATAATGCCATATTGGTAACATAGTAAAATACCACCTATTTATTCGTTAAAACCTGAAGGCAATAGCCTCGTTTTTGGCGTACTTCTGACAATTTATCAATAGCCTTTAATGCGTCTTTAAGAGAATTAAAGGTCTCTATAGCATAGTTGCCCAATCTGCTTTTTAAACCACCCCAGGATTTTATAACCGTTGGCTCGCCAAACAAATTACCTTGTACCGAGATTATGTAATATCTATTAGGACTAATCCAAATTAATTGTTTCATTTTATATAAGTTACAACACTAAGAATTAAAGTCATTAGCCCCATAGATATGACAAGATACCATTTTAGGTCTTTTACTTGTTCTCTTAATAAACCTACATCGGTCTTAACATTTCCTATCTCAACCTTAACGGCGGATATTCCCATTGACAAATCAGCCTTAGTGGCTAATTTCTCCAATAAATGTTTTATATCATCTTTATTGGATTCAACAATAGTCTCCGCTTGCTCTTCAGTAAAGCCAACGCTGATTAATTTCTTTATTATTGTATGTGTATCTTGAAGCATCGTTATACTAATTACATTGCATTAATTAGTAATTATATCACATCTTTTATAATTTTATCAAGTTTTTATATGTAGCCGTTTAAGTAATCCATAAGGGTGATTTGGTCGGTTTCAGGATTGCCGTCATGATCGAATTTATAGTTTAAATCATCAATGTGATTCTTCTTATAGATATCAACATATCTTGTGAATACTTGTTTCTTAGTATCTTCTTGAAGAGTGGGGTTAGTATAAAAAAGATCATGCATGTCTTTTATATGGATTAACTCTTTTATACTAAGAGCGCTTTGTATGTTTTTTAAAGATTCATCTAATCTATTTTCAACAAGATTAATACGATTATCAATCGCGGTACAATCAATATTGGTTTTGTCTATTAGTACTGCAATGCTATTTTTTACTTCTTTTACCACTATTTCGATATTGGTATTAAAAATATTAAACTCAGTTGTTAAGCCATCTATTCTGGAATGTGACTTTGCTATGCCTTGATCAATAGAATCAGCTTTCTGTTTTTCTATTCTTCTTCTTTCGTCATTTTCTTCTTCAAACAGGTCTTTAGCCATATCAATACCTTATTAGGTTAAAAACGATAGATCATTCCCACGGATAAAGTTTGATGGGTTATTTTGGCTTTTATGGGTGTTGCAAAAGAGCTACCACTTATTGCGGATAGATCAGCACCCGTTGTAGCTAATCCTAGATTCATATACTTATAGCCAAATACCATATCGGATGTTGGCGATATAGATACTTTAGTGCCAATACCTATACTATAAGCAGGTGAAAAGTTAGATTCTCCGCCTCTTATACCGTTATTACCACCCATTGCTTGTAAGGTATAGGTCTTATTAAAAGACATCCCAAGCCCTGCTGTTATAAATGGGGTAGCTATATTATATTTACCTATATCATATGTAACATTAACGAACCCCGCATGTGTTTCAAAATCTTGATTATATAGAGTGCCCTTTTTGATCTCTTGATATTTAGAATAGTTATTATAAGAGTGTAATTCCACATGAAAAGAATTAGATATTTTTCTACCTACCGATAGATGTAGGTGCATAGTTGAATTTGGCTTATCTGAATAATTTTGGCTTTTTAATTTACTAAAAATTGATACGCCCGATTCGGCCTTAACATATGAATTATAATTATCGGCATTAGCTAAAAAACAATACGTATTAAGTAACGCTACGATAAGGATTTTATATTTCATTTCCATTTCATTATACCATGTAACATATTGATATATAATATATTGGTTTATATATAAACACAATCGTTTTAGGTGTTTCCTTTAAGGCTCTTAATACCCTTAAGTCTAGCATTGAAACGCAATTTTGAGTTATATTTTTCTTGATGCAAGACACCCTTGGAATCTTCGACTACAATAATTGCATCGCATATATCAAGGTCTTTAAATTGCACGCCATGATCGACATCCAGACAAATATAAGTTACTTTTGCTATGGATATTCTAGGTAAAAGAGCGCCCTTAACTATATTCGGGGATTCGCTTTCTCTGATATCTATAAAAAATGGCATACTGATTATTACCTGTAATGTTGCACCTGTATATAACATACAATTAATATGTTACAAATAGAAATAATAAGCAGGTACTGAAAATAATTATTGTTATATTACAATTGGTAACATATCGTTTTAATATAACCTTAATGCTAAATCGATATGAAAACAAGAACCACCAAGATTACAAAAACCTTCAGTATTCGCGCAGAGCCAGAGTTTTTTGCTACGCTCAATACTGTAGTAAGTATTAGAAACCGTACTATTTCTAATTTTATATTATTTCTTTTGAGAGAGGTGGTATCAACATATAAACAAAACTATCAAGATATTCCTTTGATAGATGAAAAAGATATTCCTTTGATAGATGAAAAAAATACTCCATGACTAACATCCTTTATAAAATATATACCACCAAGCAATCTGATGAAGTTCGGAATAAATTATTAAAATGCCTATTACAATAAGGTCACCATAAGTGACTCTGGATTTATATCTCCTTTCTTTGAAGAAATTCTTAAATTTAGTAAAACAAGTTGTTATGGAATAAATATTCATGGTTATTTCTCTACTATTATGATTAAAGCTGCCTTTTTTGCAAGTCCCAAATTTCATATTCCAGATCCTTTAAGTACTCTGCCTGCTCTTTTAAAAGCTCTAATTGCTTCTCATAATATATTTGCTGCTCTTCTAATAAAGAAATTTCATAGTCCCTGTTAAGCTCGTCTTGTTGCTCGTCTTCTGCAATTATAATATTTTTCATTTTGAAACTCTTTTTAAGGTTATATTATACGCCCATATAACATATGGGTCTAGGGGTAATTTAAATTAATCAAACAACTCGAATACCCTGTAAGTTAACTCGTAAGATAATCAAAAGCAAGTTAAACGTCAAGTAAAACGTTTGCTTTAATTTGAAAAAATTGTAAATTATAATAAATTATTACAAAAGGTATGATGGCATTAATAGGATATGCTAGAGTTTCTACTTCGGAACAAAATTTAGATCATCAGGTGGATGCCTTAGAAAAGGCAGGATGTATAAAAATCTTCAAAGAAAAGGCTAGTGGTAAGTCTGTTAAAAATCGCCCTGTTCTTCAAGAGTGTTTAAATTATCTAAGAGAGGGGGATATTTTAACGGTAACACATAGCGACCGTATCTCTCGATCAGTACTAGATGCTGCAAAAATGATTGCAGACTTTAAGGATAAAAAAATACATTTCAAAAGTTTGACAGAGCCTTTTGATACTAATGACCCAAATGGGGAGATGGTATTTAATATAATGATGTCTATTAGTCAAAGACAGCGTCAAACTATTAGTGAGCGTACTCTTGCGGGATTGGCAGCGGCAAGAGCAAGGGGGCGTTGTGGGGGGCGACCCTTTCAATTATCACCAGAAAGTACGAAATCATTGTTAGCTTTACATGCTACTGGAACGCCCATATATGAAATTGCAAAAATGTTTAAAATAACTACAGTTACAGTTTACCAATATATTAATAGAGCTAAGATTGATGGCACTTATCCAACAAAAAACCAAAATCAGGAAAAATAATATGAGACAAGAACCAGGACAAGATAAAAAACCTAAACGAGTTTACAAAACAGAGCCGAAAAAGGGTGCGGCTAAACAAACTAGACGTGACAACAATTTGAATATGGATATAAGCAACTTAGTTACTAAGGAGTATTTAGATAAAAAACTAGAGCCTTTTATTACCAAGGAGTATTTAGATGTAAAATTGCAATCCTTAGAATATAAACTGAAATTTGAAATAATTAAATGGATTATCGGCATACAAATTACCGGAATAACCGTCATGACAGGAATTATAATTACCGTATTAAAAGTTTTTTTAGGTAAACTTTTATAAAAAATCGTGAAAAAATGAAAAATAACTATTGACCACATATATTATATATACTATATTGACTCTATATAATATATAGAGGTAACAATGATTCAAAGAAGGACTATAATAGTCGTCAAGTCGACTGCGGCACGTTTACGAAGATTTAAATTAGATCACGATATAACGTATGATGAGGCTATCACTTTATTACTAGATTCATTTAAAGAATATCAAAAAATTATAAGCACCGAGGTCTGCAATGATAACACCGAAAGACAATAATATTGGTAAAAGAGAGGTAATCACATATCTTGTGAGTAGGGGTATAGATATTAAGGCTGCCCAACGTATCATGAAAGAAATAAAGAAACAGAAAATAGGTAATATTGATATAAGTAACTTCGTTACCAAAGAATATTTGGATATGAAATTGGCCGTTGTGAAGGCGGAAGTTAAGGCGGAATTTGCGGAAGTTAGGGCGGAATTTGCGGAAGTTAGGGCGGAATTTAGGGCGGAATTTGCGGAAGTTAGGGCGGAATTTGCGGAAGTTAGGAAAGAAATGTACCAAATGGAAAAAAGGCTTATCCTATGGATTTTAGGAAGTGCCATAACTGGCTTTACAGGAATGACGGGGGTAATGATTGCAGTATTAAAATTTTATTTAGATTAATAGACTAAACCAACCTTAAAAAGAGTTTCAAAATGAAAAATGAATTAATACAAACTCAAGCTCCATTACCTGTGCAATACAATATGTTTGAGGCAATGGATAAAGCTTATAAATTTGCTGAACTAGTAGCAAAATCCGATATAATACCAGATATTTATAAAAACAAACCTGCAAATTGCTTTCTTGCAATAAATACAGCCTTTAGAATGAATCTTGACCCTTTTTTAGTCATGCAAAATACTGATATTATTCAAGGTAGGCCGGGAATAAAGGCAACTTTTGCAATCGCTTTAGCTAATCAAAGTCGTATTTTTTCTGATAATATGACTTATATAGTAGATGATAAGAAGAGCAAAGAATTTTTCACAGAAAGAAAAAAAATAGAATGGATTACAGATAAAACTGGGAAAAAAATTCGAACAGAAACACTTATTCCAGACAAAAAAATATTACAAGATATAACAGTTACTGCTACTGCTATTCTTAGAAAAGGAGGCAAAGCTATATCTTCTACAGTAAGTATGGAAATGGCTTTTAAAGAAGAATGGACAAAAAATCCTAAATACGAATCAATGCCTCTACATATGCTCACATATAGAGCGGCTACTTTTTTAATTAAAACACATTGTCCTGAAATATTGTTTGGAATGCATACAACAGATGAATTAGAAGACATACAATTTTCTAAAATAAAGAACATTACCCCTGAATCTCAACCTCTGTCTTCAACAGAGCCTAAACCTAGTGACGTATTTGACCATCCATCTGGATTTATCTTTATTGAGCTAGACGGTAGAAAAATTCTACTAGAAGATGCTGATAAAGTGACAACGTATATAGGTGAGAAAATACAAAACATCACAACTGAATCGGGTATTGAAAAGTTTAGAAAATGGAAAGAACTTAACGATAAGGATTTTAGGCGTTTTTCTAAAAACAATAGAGATGATGCCCTTGATTTAGCCAATAGCTTTAAAGCGATAGAGAGTATTGTTATGAAGAAAGATATGTCTTCAGTGGAGGCAGAAAATGAATAGGAGGCTAGTAATTTACAAGGTATTTGAAGCATGCGATCTATATAATCATATGCGTGATAAGTTAGAAATTGAGCCTATATCTATGGATGATATAGATGTAAAGGCAGCGCCAACGCAAAATGTACTACAAAGATTTCAGGATGTTGTTAGTGCCTTGATCTCAATTGAGAACGAAGAAAGGTGCATGTTAGGGGCTATAAAGATACAATTACGTAATCTTAAATCTCGTAAAAAGACAATAGAGAATAGAATTCAAAATACACGTGCCACCTTATTTAATGCTATGGATATATGCGATATAGAAAAGATTGAATATCCTGTGGGTAATGTTAATACAAGCCTATCGCCTCCGAAATTGTGTATTGAAGATGAACGGGCTTTATTAGCTAAACATCCTGAATATCGTATTATTAAAGACCCTGAAGTAGATAAAAAGTCTTTACTTGATGATGTAAAAAATGGAGTATTGATCGATGGTGTTTCTCTACAGCAGACTAAAATTATTACTATAAGGAGAAAATAATGAAGAAAAAAGATTTAATACAGGCATTAAATGACTATGATGATAGTACAAAGCTGTTTATAACTGATTTTGAGGGAAGGTCGATTGTTCCCTTAGGGAAGGTTATTAAGTTTACTTTAAACTATGATGAAGGGTTACTACTGACATCTGGTGACATAAAAAAATAGCGTTAGAAGCAGAGTTTCAAGCCTTCTTCTAACGCTATGAGTAGAAATAACCTTAAACTACGACTCATAACATACACACATACAATATATTAAAAATCGAGACCATTAACATATACACATAGGGCATATTAAAAATCGAGACTACTAACACACATACATAGGGCATATTAAAAATCATGACCATTAACATATACACGATTTATAATTATTTCAAATACTTTATAACTAATAATTATAAACATCTATTATCCAGACCATATCATAAAAGATTTTTTCTGCATACCAATAGAGGTTATACCTTGGTTTGCAAGAGTGATTTGAAATTATAACTTTTTATAATTATTTAATATAAGGAGGGATTTTGCTTGACTTATGGGCAAAAAAATATCTCCTAGTAAGTTACAACACAAAACATAGGAGATATATGAATAATTGCAATCTAAATCAAAAACCCAACACCCGTCAAGTTAAATTTACTACTTTTTATAATTATTTATTAGGAGGGGTAAATTTGCTTGACTTATGGGCAAAAAAATATCTCCTAGTAAGCT